CCTAGGGGGGGTGGGGTGCGTATACGTATATGGGGGTGCCTCAAAAATATTTTTCAACTTTTTACAAGGAGATTTTTATGGTTGATAGATTAAATGCTGTCGTTCCTCTTGAGGGAAAAGACGGCAAGACGTATTGGCATAACATTGGCAAAGCGTTTCAGAATAAATTAGGAGGATGGGATATTATATTTAATTCTCTTCCGATACAGACGAAGGACAAGAATGGTGCTTTGATTATGAAGGTAATGCTGTTACCTCAGAAAGATAGTAATGGATCGACTCCTTCGCCAAAACCTACTAATCAATTTGACGACAACGTGCCGTTCTAATGGTTAAGAGAGTTCTTCCACGTCTAGATAATTTTGCGAGTGTCCGCCAGATCAAAAGAAAGATCAAGGGCAGCGATGTTATTTATAAAAACCGAGAGGCATTAGCGAGTGAGCTGATTAATATTGGTACTGCTAATATATCGGATGTCGTTGAATGGGAGGGTGGTATCGCCAAGGTCAAGGACGTGAAGGACATACCGGAACACGCTTTATCAGCTATCAAGAGAGTTCGTATTTTAAAAGATGGTACGTTAGATATCGAGATGGTTGATAAGGTCCGTGTTTTACAGATGTTAGCGAAGAGTGCGGGTCTATTGGATCAAGAGTCCGAGGGTGACAAGCCTGCGGTCATAGATATAAAAATGGTAGGACCGAAAGATGACAACTAACATACCAGGACTAAAACTCGACTTTAGTAAATCGCCTACTGTATGGAAGTTCCTTAATGACAACTCTTTTGTTAGAGGCATGATTGGTCCTGTCGGTAGTGGCAAGTCGTATGCCTGCTGTGCCGAGATATTTAAAAGAGCTGTCCAACAAAAACCAAGTAAGAGAGATGGTATCAAGTATTCTCGATTTGTTATTGTAAGAAACTCGTATCCCATGTTAAAAACTACGACACTCAAAACGTGGCTTGAATTATTTCCAGAGCATATCTATGGACCTGTTCGCAACTCACCACCGATAACACATCACATAAAATTACCGAGTCGAGAAGGAGCAGCAGGGATTGACCTAGAAGTAATTTTTCTTGCACTAGATCAACCTAAAGACGTCCGTAAGTTATTATCTCTTGAAGTTACAGGAGGATGGATCAATGAAGCAAGGGAACTACCGAAATCAATAGTCGATGGTCTAACTCATAGGGTAGGACGATATCCTGTGAAGGATGATGGTGGTCCGACATGGCGAGGAGTTATTCTAGATACTAACCCATGCGATGATGATCATTGGATATATAGATTATCCGAGAAAGAACCACCGAAAGGAAAGTTTGCGTGGAAATTTTTTCGACAACCGCCTGGAGTATTCGAGGCGAAGGAAGTGCCAGAAGAAATGCCAGAGGCTCAAGGCTTTGTACATTCCGCAGGTAAATGGTGGCAGACGAATGATAAGGCTGAGAATCTCAATAATCTACCTGTCGGATATTACGAACAACTTCTGGGTGGTAAGAACCTAGATTGGATACGTTGTTATGCCGAGGGTAAGTTTACTTATGTTCAAGAAGGCAAGCCTGTATGGAGTGAGTATGACGATGCGAGTATGGTCGATGATTGTCAGATACTAGACGGAGTACCAATACAGATCGGACTTGACTTTGGATTAACACCTGCCGCTGTGTTTGCGCAGAGAACTCCGAAGGGTGTATGGAATGTATTACATGAGCTTGTTACTTTCGATATGGGATTAGAAAGATTTTGCACATTGCTGAAAGAGGATATCGATAGATTCTTTCCGAAGCATGAGTTACAGATATGGGGAGATCCGGCAGGTATGCAACGTGACCAGATATTCGAGAATACAAGTTTTGAACATCTTAAAACTCATGGACTCTTTGCCAAACCTACTGCCACTAATGATTTTAGAACTAGACGAGAAGCGTTAGCAATGCCGATGACGAGGTTAGTTGAGAATAAGCCTGGCTTCAGAATAGATCGTAAATGTGTTCGCTTGAGAAAATCGCTAAGTGGGGGATATCATTTCAAGAGGGTAGCTATTGGGGCAGGGCAAGAAAGATTTAGGGATACACCGAACAAGAATGAGCATTCGCATATTGGAGATGCCGCAGGATATTGTCTGCTTGGAGGCGGAGAGCATAGACGAATGACTAAGGGTAATAGACCGCACCTCAAACCAATGGTCGCTAAAATAGATTTTGATCCGTTACAATAGAAAGGGAAGGGATGAAAAAACATATTCATGTAAATCAGCATAAGATTCGTGCTAATAAAAAGCATGGAACTAATGATCCTGTTATTACAGTTAAAGAAGGAAAAAAAAACACTTATTGTCATAATGTAAAAATATTAGGACCTTCTAAAATTTTCTATGGGGGCAACAATAAACCTATATTATCATGTGGTGCAAGAGTTGTAATTGAGACCGAGAGTGATATAGAAATAGATTTTGATCCGTTACAATGATGTATTTGTTTGTCGAATCTATTGCCACACTAACCGCTATAATTTCTATTTATCTTTATGGCAATGGTTGGAAGTATTCTGGATACTTTGGTTTGTTCTCGCAATTTTGGTGGATACTATTTACTTACATCAATGACCATAAGACTCTTTACTTTCTCTGCCTCTGTATGTGCATTACCCATATACGCAACATAAGGAAAATGAATAAATGACATTTACTTGCGAAGAACTAAACCAGGCAACAAATCTGGATGGGGTTGATTATAAATTTATTCCGTTTCATTATACGCATCTCAAGATGATGGAGTTCCGAGAGTCCGAACATTCTCTCATGAATAGCTTTGTAGATTACGAAGAGAAAATAAAAACGTGTCCGATGGAGGGATTATCATTTAGTGGTGTATGCTTTGGAGATATTGTGTGTTGTTTTGGTATACTCCCTTTGTGGGAAGGAGTGTATGAGGCTTGGCTACTACCATGTAAACATTTAACCAAAAATAAATTTAAGTTTCATAGAGCAAGTCTAAAGTTTTTTGAATACGTTGCAAAACGCTTAAATATTCATAGATTGCAGATAAATGTTAGTAGTCAGAATTGCCTAGCATACAAATGGGCTAAAAAGTGTTACTTTACTGAGGAAGGATTGTTACGAAAGTTCGGTCCAGATAAAACTGACTTTTATATTATGAGTCGATTGTTTAATGATAAGGAGTAGATATGGGTGGATTTTTTTCAGCACCAAAACGACCTGCACCACCACCAGGTCCTTCTAGAGCAGAGCTTGATGCTATAGCTCGTAGAGAAAGACAGGCGGAGCAAACTAAAGCCAGAGAGTCTAGAGAGATTGCAGCTCGTAAAAGAACTAGACGTGGTTCTCAAGGATTGATGACAGCTTTCATGGGTAGAAGACCAGAAGATCAAGGAGGTCAACAGACCCTTGGTCCAAGTAGGAATCCAAGAGACTATGGCTAAAAAATATATTAGAAACCCTAAAAAAAGGAGAGACGATGCCGAAAGTAATGTACAAAACTAAAGATGGTATGAAAACCAAAATGTTTCCGTACAATAAATCTGGGGTAGATCAAGCCAAGTCATTTGCTAAACTAGTGAATGGTAAAGTTGATATGTCTATGAAAAACTCTAAGATGAAGTATGCTAAAAAAACACAAAAATCCTAAAGGTGGTCTGACTCAAGCAGGAAGAGATTTCTTCAAAAGAAAAGAGGGAGCTAATTTAAAACCACCTGTTAAGAAGGGAGTGAACCCGAGACGTGTTAGTTTCGCAGCTCGCTTCGCAGGAATGAAAGGTCCTATGAAAAACCCAGACGGAACACCAACCAGAAAAGCATTAGCCCTACGAGCATGGGGTTTTAGGAATGTAGAGTCGGCTCGTAACTTTGCTAACAAACATAAGAAATCATAATGACAAAAACTATAAACATGACATACGAAGACTTCATAAAAACAAGTAGAAAAGGTTTAAGTGATTTATATAATCGTCCACCATTTTTTTATCTTATGCATGGAAAAACTTTTGATAAAATTTTTAGTGGTATAGAAAAAGATGTGCAAAATAAAATACGGACGAATCAAGTCCGATTTGTAGGATCAAGCAACAGACCGAGAGGGAGAGCAAATCTAAGGGTCAAAAGACGTGCATTAATGAAAGCTAGGAGGACATAATGACTATTACAAAAAAACAAAACAAAACATTAAATAAACACAAAGTTCATCATACTAAAAAACACATGCGGACTATGAGACTACTTATGAAAAAGGGAATGTCGTTTACTAAAGCTCACAATAAAGCTATGAAAGAGGTAGGTAAATAATGGCAAAGCTAAGTGCGGAACAACTAAAAAGAAAATACGATTTAAGTAATAGTCATAAGGATAATTGGAGATCAATTTACGAAGACGCATACAGGTATGCCCTGCCCATGAGGAATCTCTACGATGGGTACTACGAATCCAATACACCAGGTCAAGATAAGATGGCGAGAGTGTTTGACTCTACTGCTATAGATAGTACGCAAAAATTTGCGAATAAATTACAGAGTGGATTATTTCCACCTGCTAGTCAGTGGTGTCGTCTAGTGCCTGGCTCTGAGATACCAAAAGAAATGAAAATAGAAACGCAACAGATTTTAGATAGCTATAACAACAGAATGTTCGATGTTATGCGACAATCTAATTTTGACCAGGCTATGGGCGAATTTCTTCTTGAACTTGCCATAGGCAGTGCGATCATGCTGATCCAACCTGGAGACGAAGTGACTCCGATTCGTTACACTGCTGTACCGACATTCTTAGTCACCTTTGAGGAAGGTCCATTCGGCACTGTCGATAAAGTATATCGTAGGATGAAAAAACCTTACGGAGTATTAGATCAAGAATTTCCAGATGTAAAAATACCACAGGATATGAAGAACAGTTATCAAGGTCGAGAAAACGAGATGGTTGAGTTGATCGAGGGTACTTACTACGACAAGGATACCGGTAAATATCATTATCAGATTGTTGATTATAATGGTAAGCATGAACTTGTTTATAGAGAGTTAAAATCATTTCCTTGGGTGGTAGCACGTTACATGAAAGCTGCTAACGAAAGGTATGGTCGAGGACCTGTACTTACTGCCTTGCCAGATATTAAAACATTGAACAGGGTGTTAGAACTTACACTTAAAAATGCTTCACTAACTATTGCAGGAGTCTACACCGCAGTAGATTCTGGAGTGTTGAATCCTGGAGCAATAAACCTAGTTCCTGGTGCGATCATACCGGTCAACTCTAATGGAGGTCCTAGAGGAGCTGACTTACAGCCATTACCAAGAAGTGGTGATCCTCAGTTATCTCAGATTGTGGCGAATGACTTACGGATGAATATTAAGAAAATTATGTTAGACGAATCTTTGCCACCAGATACTATGTCAGCTCGAACTGCACTTGAAGTTGCCGAGAGGATGAAACAGCTATCGCAAAATTTAGGCGCCGCTTTTGGTCGATTGATTAATGAGACTATGTACCCTGTGGTAAGGAGAACTCTCGAAGTTATGGATCAACTCGGTATTATTCAATTACCACTGAAGGTGAACGGACTACAAGTTAAGGTACAGCCGATTGGTGAACTTGCTATGGCGACCAATATGACGAAAGTAAATCAAGTAATGCAATACGCACAGATAGCTAGTTCGTTAGGACCAACAGGTCAGATGACTATTAAGGTAGAGCAGCTAGCCGACTACATAGCCGATGCGATGGGAATCCCTGCGGATATTAGAACTACTTACGAAGAGAGAATGCAGATGCAACAAGTTATGGCGGAGCAAGCTCAGATGATGGCTCAGCAGCAACAAGCTCCACCGCCACAAGAGGAGCAATAATGCAAGTACAAATGACAAAAAAAGAATTTGATATGTTACCAAAAAAACAACAACAATATATTTTAACCATGTTTCCCATGTTAAGAAAAAAACTAAAGAAGATGAAATGAACTTTACATACAATGGTTACGATCCACAGTTACTAAAATATTGGAGGGCAAATAAAAATGAAAGTAACAAACGAACAACAAAAAAACATAAATAGTCCAGGTTGGGAAGGCTTAGATGCGACACCTAACCCACATCAAAAGATAGAGCCTACTGACTTGGATAAATTATATCAACGAGTTTTTTCATCACAAGATGGGAAAAAATTACTGATACATCTCAAGAACACATACCTCGATACTCCGACTTGGACACCTGGGTATGATAATAGCTTTGGATATTATAGAGATGGTCAGAATACGATTATAAGAGAAATAATAACCAGAATAAGGAGGGCTAATTATGATCGAAAATGAAGAAGTAAAACAAGAAGAAGAACAACCGACACCACAACCAGAGGAGTCAAAAGGCTTGATGGCGGAAGCAGAACAACAAGCGGAAGAAGTGGTTGAAGATGGAATGCCTACAGGCAAACAAGAAGATATCTATGACGGAGAGGATTTAGAAAACCTTGAGTTTACGAGACCAGAAACATTTCCAGAAAAATTCTGGCATGAGAAGGATGGTCCAGACGTTGAAGGTTTAGCCAAAGCATACGGAGAACTTGAAAAGAAATTTCACTCTGGCAATGGTAAAGCTCCTAAAGAATATAGCTTAGATAATATTAAGGAACTTGGATTTGCAGAGGATGATCCTGTGGTCAATACTTTTAAGGAATGGTCTAAAAATAACAACGTGCCTCAAGATGCCTTTGATGAATTGGCAGGTAAGATTGCTGAAATGGGTATGCAAGCTCAACAGGATGAAGAGATACATATTCAAGAGGAGAAAACTAAACTCGGTGAGAATGCCGATAATATTATTAACTCTAACGTCAAGTGGGGCAGAGGTCTAGTAAACAAGGGTATATTATCTGAGGATGATTACAATGAACTCGAAGTATGGGGAGGCACAGCCTCTGGTCAGAGACTTCTAAATAAATTTAGAGGCATGATGGGAGAACGTGAAATACCTACTGCAACAGTAGAAGGTCAGCGAATGGATGAGGAAGAATTAAAATCTCTAGTTGCCGACCCTCGCTATGGAACTGATGAAAGATTCCGTAAAGATGTAGAACGTAAGTTTGTGGAGTATTACGACAAAAGATAGATGAAAGAAGAAAAGCCGAAACATATAATCCCTCTACAAAGTTGTAGGGGGTCTCGGTTTCCCAATAAAAAGCGAAGGCTTTTAGAATATAAAAATCCTGTAGTTTACTACGGAAAAAGTTCGACTTGAAAATAATCTAAAAAAAAGTTATAAATAAAGTATTAACTCACAACCCTAATCTAGGGCGGGTTTGGCTACTCAGAAATGAGTCGTTGCAAGAACGTAATCTTGTAGCCAAGGCTGAATTTTTTCAATAACCGATAGGCGATTAGTTTTTTATATTTAACTTTAATAAGGAGTACAAATGAGTACAGGACTATCAACTGCATTTATCACTCTCTTTGAGGCTGAAGTAAAACAAGCCTACCAGGGTGAAGCAGTACTAAGAAATGCTGTACGAATGAGAACTAATGTTAATGGTTCAACTGTAAAATTCCCAACTATCGGGAAAGGTGTATCTCAAGTTAGAACACCACAAACAGACGTTGTTCCGTTAAACACTTCATTCGGATCAGTGACAGCGACTATGACAGATTTCATAGCTGCTGAATATAGCGATATTTTCGACCAAGCAAAAGTGAACTTTGATGAGAGACAAGAATTAGCTCAAGTCGTAGGTAAGGCTATTGCCAGGAGAGAAGATCAAATAATAATCGATGTAATGGAAGCAGCTACTCCAGGCACCACGATTGCCAATACGGTCGTGACTTCGGGCTCAGCGGGGGCTTCAGATTTGAATATTGGAAAAATCATTGCAGCTAAAAAAGCTCTTGATGCAGCCAATGTTCCTCCAACAGATCGTCATGCAGTTATTCATGCGAATAACCTTGCAGGTCTTCTTGGTGATGAAAGAGCAATTAGCGGTGACTTCCAAAACATCAAAGCACTTGTCGCAGGTGAGCTTAACACTATGATGGGTTTTCAATTTCACATTGTTGGTGATAGAGACGAAGGCGGCTTAAACAAGGACGGCAGTAATGACAGAAAAACTTTTTTCTTTCATAAGTCATCTACAGGCTGTGGTGTATCAGTAGCACCTAAGGTTGAGGTAAACTACATACCTGAGAAAACGTCCTTCTTGGTAAGTGCCATGTATAGTGCAGGAGCTGCGATTATTGATACGGCAGGTCTAGTTCAAGTAACTTGTAGAGAGTCTTAGGAGGTAAATTATGGCATTCGCAAGAACAGGATGGAATCCTATTGGTGGCATGAGCAAACGAGGATCAGCTCCACAAATGTGGACTTATACCTCAGCAGATGCTATCGCAACTGTAAACACAGAAGGTTACTTCAATAGTGTTTCTGATGAAGTAAAAGTCGGTGATCTAATTTATGTTCACGACTCTGCAACACCAACTGCAAATTTAGTAATTGTATTAAGCAATGCTTCTGGAGTGGTTGATGTTTCAAATGGAACAACTATCGCAGTAACGGATAGTGATTAATTATAGGGGGAGCTTCGGCTCCCCTTATTTATAAGGAATTTTTTATGGCAGCAGGAGATACTCAAGTCAGCATAGCAAACCAATCCCTACTACTACTAGGAGCTGACACTATATCAAACTTTACTAACGGAACTGCTGTCGGCAATGCGTGTTCAATCATATATCCCAAAGTTAAAGCAACTACTCTAGGAATGTATCCTTGGAGTTTTACTTTAAAAAAGGAACAGCTTTCTCGATTATCAACAGCTCCCACTGCACATTTTCTATATCAATTCGCCCTCCCCCCAGATATGTTAAATAGTGTACCAAGAACTGTCTATGCAAGTAGTGATCGAGGAGCTATTCCTATTACTGATTGGACAATACAAGGTCAGACATTATTAACGGATAGAGAACAAATATTTGTAGACTACCAACAAGATATCGTAGAAGGTAAACTACCAACGTATTTTGTACAACTCCTTGTATATATGTTAGCCTGGAACTTGGCTGAAACAATTACAGATCAAACCGAGAAAGGGGCATACTATAAACAGATTGCCCTTGGCACTGTAGCTGAGAACAATAGAGGTGGATACTTTAGAACTGCTATTAACTTAGATGGTGCAGGAGAAACACCACCCGTCATTGCTCAGTATTTACTTACTGAGGTTCGCAGTTAATGTCGAGAATAGTTCAGTATCAATCATCATTTACTATGGGTGAGTTTGACCCTCTCGTAAAAGGCAGAGTGGATATTCAGCAATATCAAAATGCTTTAGAGAAAGCGACTAACATTGTGTGTATTCCGCAAGGAGCTATAGAACGTAGACCTGGCACTCAGTTTCTATTCGATATTACTAGTCATTTAGGCACAGGCATTTCAGCCCAACAGGGTATACGACTTATCCCATTTGAATTTTCTACTACCGATTCGTTTATGTTAGTCTTCGTTAAAATTTCTACTGCATCCTCAAACAATACGAGAATGTTTGTATTTAACAATGGTACACTCGTAACTAACATTAATGGCTCTGGTAATAATTACTTAACACTAACCTTTGGTAATATCTCTTTTGATAAGGTGTCGTTTACGCAATCAGCCGACACACTCATAATTGTAAATGAGGATTTAGCTCCTTTGAAAATAGAAAGAGGTGCAACTAATACTGCGTGGACCGCTACTACTATTACTCTAACTTCACCCAAGTTTGCTTTTAATTTAAATACCACTACACCTTCTGGAACAATTACACCAAGCTCTATTGATGGCACATCCGATGTAACAGCTTCTACACACGTTTTTCATGATGGTGAAAGCGATACTGCTCAAGCAGGTGGTAGTAATACCATTACGTTACATAGTGGAGCTTTGAGTCATGATGATATTTATAATGGATCGACTATAAAAATTACAGGAGGTACAGGCTCTGGACAAACTAGAATTATATCGGATTATGTACACTCAACAAAAGTAGCCACTGTTTCAGAGAATTGGGCTACACAACCAGACAACACTTCAACATTTACAATTACAAGTATGGTCGGACAGTATGTTCAAGTAATAAATGGATTTGGTCGAGCTAAGATTATTGAGATAACCTCAAGTACAAAAGTTAAAACTAATGTAGAAGTTCCGTTCTATAATACCGCAGCTCAAAGTGATTACGAGTTGGAGTTTGGGTATGAGGATGTGTTTAGCACTGATAGAGGTTTTCCTAGAAGTGCAGTATTTCATGAGGGTCGTTTATATTTTGGTGGTTCTAAGGCTTTACCTTCCGCATTGTTTGGTAGTAAGATATCGGACTTCTTTAATTTTCTAGAATCAGAAGGACTAGATGATGATGCCATATTTGCTTTATTATCATCGGATACTGTGAACGCAATTACAGGTTTGCGTAGTGGTAGGGATTTACAAATATTCACCACAGGTAATGAGTGGTACGTTCAGCAGGCTGAGTCCGAACCGATTACTCCGCAAAACCTCACATTAAAAGCAGCCACTAAATCTGGATCAAAAGAAAACATTATGCCTGTAGCTGCGGAGGGTGGTACTATATTCTTACAGCGATCTGGAAAAGCCTTACGAGAATTTTTATTTAGTGACGTAGAGTTATCCTATCAATCTAATAACATATCACTACTATCTAGCCACCTTCTTAAAAGTCCTGTGAAGATTACGTTCAGACGAGCAACCTCTACTGACGATGGTGATTTATTAATTATTGTCAATGGAACCGATGGCACTATTGCAGCATACTCTATACATAGAACACAAAAGGTTGTCGCTCCCTCAGAGTTTATTACAGACGGAACTTTTGAAGATTGTAGTGTGGATATTAACGATATATATGTTATTGTTAAAAGAACAATTAATTCAACAACAAAATATTATGTGGAGTTATTAGATGATGACAGAACTACTGATGCTAGCTTCCAGCTTTTTGATGGGAGTAATGATGGGTCTAAGCCTACCTCAACAACAGTATCCGGTCTTACACACCTGGAAGGAGAAACTGTGGAAGTTATTAGGGATGATATATTTCTGGGTACGAAAACTGTTTCGTCTGGGCAAATAACGATAGATCAAATCCCTACGACTTATGTCGAGGTTGGTTTACATTACGATGTCCTAGCTAAAACATTACCTGCCGAACCAAGACTTTCTTCTGGTACTATGGTAGGACGTAAGAAAAGAATTGTAGATGCAAGTCCTGTTTTATTTCAGACACAAAACATTGCGATCAATGGTAAGGAAGTTCCGTTAAAACAGTTTCCCTATACATTAGATTCTGCTGAGACAGTATTCTCTGGACGTAAAAGAGTAACTCCGATACTTGGATTTAGTACGGAAGCTCAGATAGAGATCACCCAAACTAAGCCCTTGTTTTTTACGTTACTTGGTTTAGAATACAATGTGAGTGGTAGTCAATGAGTGCGTCAGCGGTATTTGGTGGAATTGGTTTAGTAATGTCTGCATTGCAGTACAGGAGTACTGTAGCCGCAGGTAAAGCTGAACGAGAGTTTTATAATGCTCAAGCTCGTAACAGAAGATTACAGGGCAGAGTAGAGGCAGTAGAAGCTAAAGAAAAAGGCAATGAGATACTGAGAAGAACTAAAGCGGCTCTAGCCTCAAACCTTGCAGGAGGATATGCTAGTTCAGTAATTCCTACAGTAGGATCAGTTCAGACAGTAAGTAGGCAACAAGTATTACGACCTGCTTCACTAGACTTTGGTATAACTGAGATGGATGCATTGTTAGCGGTAGAACAAGCGAACAGAGAAGCAGGATACTTAGAGTACAGAGGTCAGATGGCGGCAGCTCAAGCTCGAACTCAAGCACTCGGTAACTTAGCAATGGCAGGTTTTCAAGCAGGACTATCTGGTGCGTTTAGTGCTTTAACACCAAATCTTTCACTTGATTTAGGAAATAAATTTGGAATGGGTAGGTCGGCTATGACAACAACTCCTGTCATGGGTAATCTAGCAGTTGGTAGTACTGCCGCAGGTACAACAGGAGGACTAGGAAACTTAGGTGGAACAGCTTCCTTTATGAGATAAATTATGGCAACAAGAAGAACATTACAAAGACAATTTTTTAGTCCAAGCTATAGTCCAAGTGCCTCAGCGGAAGCAGGAATGTTTGAGCAACAGGCAAGGGGCATGACACAGCTTGCGAATAGTCTTAATCAAATGTCTAACTTTTTCTATAAAGAGATGGAGACAAGAGCAGTAGAGGAAGGCGAGATGTATGGAGCTGCTAATCCAATCACTATTGAAGAATTGCAAAAAGCTATTAAGACAGGAGAGGATGTAACCGATAGACTAGGATACGGATTAAAAGGTAGAGCAGCTAGGAGTACTGCCTTTGGTAATGTTATGACGGAGATAGAGTTGCAAGCATCAAGAGATTATGTAACTTTGATAGATCAAGCAAAACAAAATGACCAAAGTTATGAAGAGGTAATGGATGGTCTGGATGCAATTACAGTAGGATACACGGATATGTTAAAAGGTGTTAGTCCAGAAAATCATATAATTATGAAGGGAGCTTTATCTAAACTTTCTTCTGGTCATCTTAAAAGCTATTTAAGTGATATGGCTGAAAAGCAGCAACAGATAAACGAGTCAACAGTAGCAGCTCAATTAATTAATAGCGAGCAAAACATTCCGACACTAGTAGAAAGTATACTTGACGATTTTAAATCTGAAGATCAAATGGCTCAAGAATTATTAGAAAGTCGTAAATTACAAACTAATTTATCACTTAATACCGCAATAAGTAAAGGTGGGTATACAGGACCACAAGTTATATCTTTAAGAAAAGACCAAGACAAAACATACTTAGATACTTACAAATCAAAAATAACTAGTATTGCGCTGAGAACAGGAACAGTAGCAAATTACACATCAAATATAACTCAAGGTAAAAAAACAGGTAACGCAAAAATAGATGCTATGTTAAGACAATTTACACCAGAGGATAGACTAGATTTAGTCAAAGATATGATGCAGGCTAGAAAAGACCAGATTTCTTTTGCGGAGGCAATAGATAATTCAGATGATGAAAAAGCAGACGAACTATTTATAACAGCAACTATACAAGCTAACAACGCTCTTGATGAAGGCAACTTTTCAGAGTTTGAAAAGCAAATAGCAATTATGCGAAATATCAAACCAAGTGATAATAAGGTTGTAACTTTAGAAAACGATCGTAAAAATCTTATGGGTAAAAGAAGAATAAGCGATGCCTCGACATTTGAAAATCTAAAAAGTAAAGCACAAAAAAACATTCTTGATTTTCCAGAGTTGAATGAAAACATAGATAAATTATCTAGACCAGATTATGATTCATTATTTAAAGAAATAGAGGAGGATAAAGATAATCAAATTAAAGACGCATTATCACAAGTCGTTCAATTAAGAGAATTTAATCCATTAGCTGAAAACGATCCAAACACAAAAGAGAGTAGGTTATACGCTAAATTACTTGGTGGAATTAAAGTAGCTAAACGAAATGCACAAATTTTGCAAAGGGCGTTTGATCCTGATGCATGGCTTCAAGAGAATGTTAACAAACAAAACAAAGAAATCGTTACAAATATAAAACAGGAAAAGCAAACAGAGTTTCAACTTAACTATGAACTTTACATATTAGAAATGCAGACTTTAAAAATTAACACAGAAAAATATGGTGAATATAGTCTAGAAAATTACAGGAATCTACTTACTCTTTTAAATAGTGCTAGTAAAGGTAAGATAAAAAAGGTGCGTGACAATTTTACATCTTCTAAAGGAATTAATGCTTCAGCTTTATTATTAGAATTAAATGAATATACAAAAGAGTATGGCAATGAATGATGATGATATTTTAGATTATATTGAAGATAGTCGCAACTATAGAGCATTAGGCACTGACTTAGAGTTTGATTATGATGATAACGATATGTTAGTTTTAAAACCTTATGTCGAGCCATCTTTGTTAGAAAATATTGGTGGCGGTTTACAAAGAGTAGGAGCTGCATTAGTAGGTACAGGAGCAGGAGCTGTAGGTGCAACTCTTGGATTGCCTACTGATTTAGTTGGATTAATAAATGGTATTAAGGATGCTGTGTCAGCAGAGGATGGAAAAAAATTAGATGCTTTCTCCAGAGGGTTTAGTGAGTTTTCTAAAGGTGGTATAATACCTGGTTCAGAATTTTATAAGGATGCATGGGATAAAACTGTAGATAGTTTAGAGACATACTCACCAGAAATGAAGGAAGATGCAAAAGCCGCTTTCACTCTTGGAGAGTTTATTGGTTTAGAACAAACTGCGGTAAAAGGTGCTAAGGCTATACCCAAAATTACTAAATCTATAAAACCAAAATTACAAGAAATGGGAGAAGCAGCACAAAAAAGAGTAGATGAAAACCAAGGTTCAATGACAATGTCTAGTATGGGTGTAGGTGAAATGGGTAAGATGGTAGACAAAGGTTTATCTAAACTAGCTCCTAACAAAGGTGAGGTTGTAAATCTAAAACCAAAAACAGACCGCCTTAACTTTTACTCTAAAGCAGAAGAAGTAACCAATCAGTTAAAACAAAATAAAGGCACAGGACAACAGTATCGCCAACAATTACTTAAAGCAGGCGTAAAACCAGATGAGATAGAATGGCTAGGATTAGATGATGTTCTTAACAAAGGCAAGATTACTAAACAAGAAATACAAGACCAGATAAACGCAAACAGAATAGAGTTAGATGAGGTAGAGTTGTCTGGTAATAGCGATGACATATTAGGGGGATTAGCATCAAGATTTAACGAAAGCGAAAGACCAATGTCAGCAGATGATGCTTATGGACCGGAGTATTTAAATAACCGAGCAGATGAGATTTTTGAAGACTATGAATTGAATGATGGAGATACAACAAAATTTACAATAGATGATGCCTATGAACAAGCAAAAAATGAATATGACGATAATCCTATTATGAAATATGTTGACCCAGAAACAGGATATACAATAGCAGGAAATGATGATGTAGGTTATTCTATATTTAGGTCAGAAGCAGAGAGCAGTAATTTTCGTAATGCTATTAATTCTACCGATACTCCATATTCACTTAACGAAGCGGTAATAAGAGCAAGAGAAGATATAATGGAAGGAGATATGATGCCTGGAGAAGGTACAAGGTTTGAAGAATACACAGAACCAGGCGGAGATAATTACCGAGAGTTTTTAATTAAATATAATGATCCTAAAGTGCAATTTGACGAAAGTCATTTTGATGAATTAAATGTCATTGCTCATTTTAGAACAAAAGATAGAACAACAAGCGATGGTAAGAAAGTATTTTATATAGAGGAGATTCAATCGGATTGGGGTCAAAAGTTTAGGTCACAATTAAGTGAGGAAAGAGCAGCTCGTATGGGCATTCAAGATGAAGGATATGAAATGTATAAAAAACGACATGGAGCACCTAAAGCACCATTCATAACAGACACCGATAAATGGACACAGCTAACTCTAAAAAGAATATTATCTAAAGCAGTTGATGAAGGTTATGATTTTGTATCGCTAACTCCTGGCAAAGCACAAATGGATCGATGGAATGATGAAGGTGTGGCTAAATTCTATGATGAGATTGTTCCTAAAAATGCAGAGAAGATTGTTAAGAAGTTAGATAAAAATGCTATACAGAAAGATAAATTAATAAAATTTCAAAAAACTTTTGAATCATCTCCTCCTTTAGATCAAAATGCAACAAGATTTAGCATAGAACTTACACCACAGCTAAAAGAAAAAGTTAAAAAAGGAATGGCAATGTTTAGTGCAACACCCCTTGTTATTGGACAGGAGAATGAGTAATGGTTAAGCAAATCAAAAAAGGCTTAGAGTTTTTATCAGAAAAACTAAGTAAAGCTGAAGATGTGCAAGCATCAGTTCGTAAATACTCTATTCCAGAAGATGATATTACAAAAGGCAGGGGCGGTGAGATAATTGTTAAGGGAGCTAGTGAAGATGCTGTAAAAGCTCTAAATGAGGCTTTAGAAACTCAAGGATACAAAGGACCTGGTCTAAATTTAGAAAAGTTAGTTATAAAAGCTAAAGGGTATCGAGAGGTAAACTTAGCGAATCTACTTAATAAAATAAAAGAAGATAACAAAGAATTATTTGATTTCTTGAGAAGACCTAAACAATCAATAGAAGTTATGGTGTCAACTGCTCAAGCCGCAGGTTTTGATAAGATTGCCTATAAATTATTAAAAAGAAAACGTGGTGAAGTGCCTCAAGTAGAAGAAACATTGGGTGGTCTTATTGCTATGTTACAGTTGGGTAAACAGTTAGAAGATAAATCTAAACTTATACTAAAAACTAAAGATCAAGCAAAAAAGGAAGAGATTTTCAAAGAATTTAAATTACTTACTACAGTTCAAGCAAACCTTACAGCTCAAGTTTCTGGAGCAGTATCCGAATATGGTAGAGGCTTAGGAGCTATAGCAGCAACACAAAAACTACAAAACATAAACCTTTCAGATTATACAAATAGAATTGATGAGTTTGTAAATAATCTTGATGATAACATGATAGACCTACACGCGCAGACATACCTATCTTTACCAAGCCCAGGTAGAGCCGAATATGCCAGAAGTGGTTTAGCACTTAGAACTTATGATGCATTAATGGAGTTGTTTATTAATGGTATATTATCAAGTCCTGTTACGCATATAGTAAACTCAGCAGGCAACGCTCTATTTCAAGTTCAGCAAGTTATAGAATCTGGTTTAGCAGGAGTAATTGGTGAGGTACGAACTCTTGGAGGTAGAAGAGGACCTGTTGGTGACAGGGTTTATAAAAAAGAATTTCTAAAAGAGTTTCAAGGCATGGGTCAATCATTAGGAATTGATGTGGCAGCAGAATCGCATGGAATGATGTTTGCCCTTGGTGACGCTTTTAAAGGGTTTGGATCGAGTATGGTAACAGGAGAGGCAGGAGACTTTACATCTAAAATAGATTTAAAAAATAGAAGAGCGATAGGTAGAACTGATAACATTGCTCACATAACAAAAAGTATTGCTAACCTTGATCCAATGGCAGTTGTAGATACTTTAGGTATATTAGGAAGATTGCCTGGTAGATTACTTATATCTGAAGATGAGTTTTTTAAAGTAATATCTGAGAGAGCTGTTTTATATAGGGAGGCTTATAGGGAAAGTGCTATAGCTTACGATAATGCTAGACGCACAGGTTCTTCTAAAGCAGATGCTAAACAAATAGGTGTGGATAAATACACAGAAACATTAATCAATCCTAGTCAAACAATAAAAGATACAATGGCTCAAGAATCTAAAATTAGAACATTCCAAAATAATCCAGAAGGTCTATGGGCGAACGCTGTACAATTCGTTAATGTTGTTCCTTTTATGAAAGTCATAGTTCCTTTTAGTAAAACACCTACCAACCTTATGAAACAAGCGTTTGATAGCACTTTAAATTGGTCTCCTATATATCGAACATTAAAATCAAAAGTACCCGGTAGATATAGAATGGCAGCTAATGAGATAAGTCCAGGACCTGTACCATCTGGCAGAGAATTCGATAGAGCCATGTCAAAATTAATGTTAGGAAACGCAACATTTGCAGCAATGGTGGCTGTTGCTTCTGGACAGTTTGGTGACAATGTAAAAATTGTTGGTAGTGGTCCAACCGATCCAAAAGCACAAAAATATTTAACAGCTCAAAATATAGAAAGATACTCTATAAACTTTAAGCAGAAGGATGGTACATATAAGGGTTACACTTTTTCACGTTTTGATCCTATGTCTGCTGTATTATCTATGGCTGCTGATTACGCTTACCTTGCACAAAATTCAACAGGAGATGACCTTCTTGAATTAGAAAAAGTATTCTATAATGGTGCTTTAGCTTTGGCTGAGTACTCTACTAATATGCCTTTTCTACAAGGGGTGTCAGAAATAGTTAAAGCAGCGGGTAATCCTTACGGAGTTCCAGAAGGTTTCGGAGAAAGAATGGGGAAATTCCTTGGTAAGAAGGCAGGCGATGTAGTGTTTACCGCAACAGGTATGGTTGATTTATATACACCAGGTATTGATGTTGTCGGTGCTACCGCTTTTTCTGGATTGATGGATCGTATACAAAACCCAGATGCCTCAAGTACAGAATTATCTGAAACACAATTAATAAAATCAGAGTATGCTAGATTACCTACTGTATTAAAAGGATTCTATCAATCTTATAATCAAGCAAAAAGTCGTAACCCTAACTTTTCTAAAGACTTGCCCAAAGGTCTAAATATGTGGGGTGAAGTAAAACAGCAAAGTGACGGATTAAATTATAATTTTGTAAGTCCTATAAAAGTATCTAATCCACAATTCTCAAAACTTAATGAAGAACTTAACTTGTTATCAGAAAAAAGAGTGGGTACTTTTACAAGTCATAAAACAAAAATTGGTGGTGTACAGTTATCAGCCGAACAAATAAACGATCACATACTATTTATAAACAACTCCAATAAAATAAATAATAATTTACATTTACAAAGTGGAGACAAAGGATATAGACCAGGTCAAACTTTGTTAGCTAGACTAAATTCAGAAATACGAAAAACAGATTATCAGACAAGTAACTTTCAAGATAGGTATGATAGATTGTCCGATATACTACAGGATGCGAGAGAAAGTGGAAAAGCGTTGCTTCTAAAAAAATATCCTTCATTAAAAGTTAGAATGGACGCTCTAAAGGATTGATTGAAAAAATGATAAACATAGTGTATAAATTATATAGGAGTTTTTATGGCGACCTTTGATATAAATGATACTACACGGCGCGTGCAATATACGACCAATGGCTCACAAACACAGTTCGCTTTTAGTTTTCAAATCAATGCCGACAGTGAATTAAAGGTCATACTCGGTGAGACTACACTAACACTATCTGCAAACTACACAGTAACAATAGCCACTAATGGAACAGGTACAGTGGATTTTTCTTCAGCCCCTACTACAGGACAGAAACTAACCATCTTAGCCAACAAACCTTTATCGAGAGAAAGTGTGTATTCTACAGGAGCTTCGTTTACAGCGGCAGCACTAGAGACAGACTTCGATAACACTATCATGGTTCTTCAGCAGTTCGAGGAAAAGATTGATAGGACCTTACAGCTACCAGAGTTTGTTACAGGTTCAACTCCACCGAGCCTAATAGTTCCGTATAACGATAGTAATTCAGATAATGCTAACAAGGTTATTGGATATAATTCTTCTGGTAATGCTTTGACATTATTAAGTAAGGGTGTTTCTACAGTAAGTATTACTACCAATACTCTATCGGCAGGAGCTAGTGCGACAGGATCGGCTTCCGTAAGTGGAGATACATTAAGTCTGACGTTAGGTATACCAACAGGGGCGGCAGGACCTGCGGGGTCAAATGGCACTGACGGAACGGACGGAGTTGATGGTGAAGCTACAAACGGATTTGTCATAGCCATGGCGATTGCTTTATGATATAAATATAGGAGATAATATGGCACAAAATTTTAGAAGATATACAAGTAACGCAGTAGGCACAGGAGCTGCTACTTTATTTACTGCAAATAGTTATGATACAGTAGTTGGGATTAGTCTGGCTAATGTAACGACAAATGCGATCACAGCTTCCTGTTATATTAACGATGGGTCAAACGACATTTACCTGGTGAAGGATGTGTCAATACCTTCTGGATCATCATTACAAGTATTGGATGGTGGAGCTAAGTTTGTGGTAGAATCTGGCGATGCCTTAAAAGTAATAAGTGACACAGCAAGTTCTGTGGATGTCTGGGTTTCAACTGTAGATGCCATTAGTACATAGGAGATAACATTGCCATATATCGGAGTACAACCATCAACATCATTTCAAACACTAGCTAAACAGGATTTTACTACAAGTACCACCACTAACTACACCTTATCTCAAAGTGTTAGTTCAGCTAACGACATAGCTTTATTTATAAACAATGTAAGACAAGAGCCAACCTATGCTTATAGTGCATCTGGTACTGCATTAACTCTCACAGCAGCGACAAGCAGTTCAGATGATATGTACTGTATCTACTTAGGCAGATCGGTGGGAACGATAAATCCAGCAAGTGGTAGTGTAGGATTAGGTGAGTTATCAGCTACAGGCACTAAGGATGCTACAACATTTTTACGAGGTGATAATAGTTTTGCAACTCCAAGTATTTCTGGTGCTTATGAAAGTGCATTGTTACACGTTCAAGATCAGAAATCAAGTGGCACAGAGGGAGGAGCTGCGTCAGCAGGTTATCAACAAAGGAATTTAAATACTGTTTTAACAAATGAAATCTCTGGAGCATCACTAAGTGCTAATAGAGTAACCCTACCAAGTGGAACATACATAGTAGATGCAATAGCTCCTGCTAAAGTTGTAAATGAACATAATGTAGCTTGGTATAATGTTACAGACGCTAGTTATACATTAATAGGTATGTCAGCTTTTAGTGTTAGTGGTGGAGGTTATGCTCAAACAACTTC